GAATATTGTGGTGCAAAATACGGAATGATCTGCTCTATTATTTGTAATGCATCATCTTGTGTTTTTGTATACAAATTCAATTGAAAATTAATAATGTATGGTGTAAATGTATAAATTTTATTACGAGTATTGCCAGCGCCTTTATTTTGATTTGTCATTTTCGTCAACTGCCGTGTCGAATCATATTGATATGCAACAATTTCAAATGACATTCTTGGCAGCTTAATTGCTGTTTTTGTATTTGTATCAAGATCGGGATTTGCGCGAATACGTGCTAAAAAGCTTGAGCTAGGCGCATATGCTAATGGTACACGAGCCTGAGAAATAACACCACCTGATGAATTCTTTCGAAGTACATATAAGTTATTAAATAACGAGCCAAACAATGCTACGCTTTTTCGAATTCTTTCATGATAAAAATGATTACCTAACATTACTGTACATCTCCAAATGGATTACCTTCACTGAAATCTAAGAAGCCCATATCATCTGCCGTTGTTTCATAGAATGAATTTGCTTCATTTTCTGATAACTTATTATCTTCTCCGATTGCTGTAACAGTTGCTACGCTTCCATCAGCAGCACTTACAAGTTTCAATGTTGTCCAGGCATGATATAAACCATCAGATGCACCAGCATGAATAATACTTAGAATCTTATCTGAATCATTCCAGTTTGAAACCTCACCAGACATAATAACACCGTCTGAGAATGTTTGTGTAACTGTATTACCAACACTAAATCCTTCACTTGCACTATCTAGTGTAAGATTATATGTGTAAGCAGAAGATGTTTCAAGTTTATCAACAGTAGCAATTCCTGTATCAAGGTCTTCACCTCCATATTCGAATATTTCACAACGAAGTTTGTAAGTTGGTAAATTTTTTAATTGATAAAATGGTTGTTCGTGCTCAACATGCATAATTTGAAATAGGCTTTGTGACATTGGCAAGTAAATTAAATCACCTTCAAGCGGTCTAATAGATACTACTTCATTATCGTGTCTTTGAACTGTATGAAGCCACCGACGACGTGCCACAATAAATGTAGCAGTGTCTCGGATTTCTACACCAAACTTTGTAAAGAGATCTCCTTCGCCTTCAAAGCCTTCTGTGTTTTCAATATACATTTCAAGTTTGTAACCCGAATCAAATGTGCTTGGTACATCTTCACCAAGTATTTTATCTTCGTTTACAAGATCTCGTGGGAGATAATACACATCTTGCCCATACATTTTAAGGGCTTCAATAGCAATATCTTCGTATAAGTTTTGTTCTGATTTAACCTTCTGGCTAAAATATACATTCGTAGCCATTTAATTATCCTACAAAAAAGTCAGGTGGCATCTCGTGTTCGAGTCGTAATCGCTCTCGTAGCTTATCTATCTCGGTTGTTGCATCATCAAATAACTGCCGACCATTTAATGTTACACCGCCTGGAAGTTGCATTCCTTCAAATTTAATTAAGTTTGATCCCCACTGTTGTTTAATCAAAGCGGTTAAATATTCTTTTAACCACATATCATTAAATATTTTAGTATGATCAGCCGGATTTACAATCTTGTATGCTTCATATACTATATAGTCACCAGTCTTAATATCTTTATCTTTAAAATCACCATGAATATAAAGTCTATTTTGTTTACGTGAATATGTAGTTTGTGGATGTCCAGTTAGTTTCATATCGAGCAATGCAAGATATTGGTTTAGCTGTTCATAATATGCAAGATCACCTGCATAGTTTTGCATGTCAGCAATATCGTTAAGCATCATTTGATACTTAATATCAAAAAAGTTAAATGAAGTATTGAAGCTTGAGGCAATAGAAAACATTCGACTGATGTACAATACATCGTCGGCAACATCAACATATTCATTCGATACATCGCTATCACCAATCAAGGTTGATACGTATGTTCTAAATGTTGCTTCGCTGTGAAACTCTTGCCAGTATTGTAATGCTTCGTCAGTACGATCTTCAAGTTGATCAGGGTCTACATTAATTTCTAATACAGGCTCACCAAGTCTTCGAAGACAGTAGTCAATCAGCGTTTGCCTCGAGTTAGGAGCTGCCATTCTTTATTCCTTTACTTATTCCTTATGAACCAGGTGATAGAATTGTTTTAAGTGTAGTGCCTGACGCATTTTTAATTAATACTGTGCTTGGGCTCGAGAACATCGAAGATGTAACACCGGATACGTTAAAAGTTCTGTTTGCAGCAAGTGTACCACCACCAGATAAACCTGTACCAGCAGTAAAAGTAATACTACTGTGATCGATGTGTTCGTTAGCAACAAAGCCACTTAAGTTATCATGGACGATAGCTCCATCATTTGTTTGAATGTCGTTTGCGTTAACAGTAATACCAGTACCTGCAATTACGTTTAAGGTCCGAGAAGCAGCTATTGTACCTCCACCAGTCATACCTGCACCAGCTACGACTGAGACACCACTATGATCTATGTGTTCGTTAGCTACAAATCCTGAAAGATTGTCATGTACAATCTCACCATCGTTCGTTGCGATGTCGTTTGCATTGGCAGTAATACCTGTTCCGCCGACAACATTAATAGTTCGTGTGGCAGCAATTGTACCACCACCAGTTAGACCATCACCAGCGGTTACACTTACACCGGAATGGTCAATATGTTCGTTAGCTACGAATCCTGAAAGGTTGTCATGAACAATCGAACCGTTATAATAAGCAAGAAGCTCAGCTGAATCAATCGCAAGATCTCTTGTAGAAGCAATCGTACCACCACCCTTGAGTCCAAACCCAGCGGTTACACTTACTCCTGAGTGGTCAATGTGTTCGTTAGCTACAAATCCAGATAAATTATCATGAACAATTGCACCATCATTTGTTGCAACGTTATCTGCGTTAACTGTAATACCTGTACCGGCAATAACATTTAATGTCCTAGTTGACGCAATTGTACCACCGCCAGTCATACCAGCACCAGCAGTAACTGAAACACTGCCGTGATCAATATGTTCGTCACCTACGAATCCAGATAAATTATCATGCACAATTGAACCGTTGAAATAAGCAAGTAGTTCTGCAGAGTCAATTTTTATATCTCTTGTGGCTGCAATTGTACCACCGCCAGAAAGTCCGAACCCAGCGGTTACACTTACTCCTGAGTGATCGATATGCTCATTAGCAACAAAGCCTGAAAGGTTGTCATGAACAATTGCACCGTCGTTCGTAGTTATATTATCTGCATTAACTGTTATTCCTGTGCCAGCTATAACATTGAGGGTTCTACTTGCCCCAAGTGTACCACCGCCAGTCATTCCAGCGCCAGCTACAATCGATCTTCCTTCAAGCCCGGCAACATCTACGCCGTCAACTGTTCCGGTTAATACAATATTACCCTGGACATCCCAGTTTTTATTTGTTTGAAATTTGTCACCTGATGCAAAATATAGTATACTTGGATTGGCTCCACCAGTTGTACTGAGTTCAATACCACCGGCATTCATTCCAGAGCTATCTGCTGCAGCATCTCCAAGTGTGAATAATTTGTCGTCTATTTGAACAGTAGTTGAATTAATAGTTGTTTGAGTACCGTCAACTTGTAGGTTACCTCCAATAACAACATTACCTGAAGAGTATAGTCCAGCAAACGTTACTGAGTCTGTTGTTCCAACCGCTTGTCCAATAGCTACGTCGTTCGCATTTACTGTAACGCCCGTACCAGCACCAACTGTAAAAGTTCTATTTGCCGCAATTGTACCGCCACCGGTAAGTCCAGCACCAGCTGTAAGTGTTACTCCCGTATGATCTATATGTTCATTGGCTACGAATCCCGAAGTATTATCATGAACAATTTCACCGCTATAATGTGCGCCAAGACTTGCAGAGTCAATATGAACATCATCAGCAGAAACATCAATCCCTGCACCACCAATAACATTTAATGTTCTGTTTGATGCAATTGTACCACCACCAGTCATACCTGCACCAGCTACAACTGAAACACCAGAGTGATCTATGTGTTCATTAGCAACAAAACCTGAAAGATTATCGTGAACGATTTGCCCGTCGTTTGTTGTAACATCATTTGCATTGACCGTAATACCTGTACCAGCAATGACATTAAGTGTCCTAGTTGATTCAATAGTACCGCCGCCAGTCATACCAGCACCAGCTGTAATTGTTACACCACTATGATCGATATGTTCATTGGCCACAAATCCACTTAAGTTATCGTGGACAATTGCACCGTCGTTTGTTGCAATATCATTTGCATTAACTGTAATACCTGTACCAGCTATAACATTAAGTGCTCTTGAAGCTGCGATTGTACCGCCGCCAGTCATACCAGCACCAGCAATAATTTCTACACCACCGTGTGCAATATGCTCATCTGCAACAAAGCCTGATAAATTATCATGAACAATTGAAGCATTATAGTTTGCAATAAGCTCAGCTGAATCAATTGCAAGATCTCTCGTAGCAGCAATTGTGCCACCACCTTTAAGTCCGATTCCAGCAGTAACTGAAACACCAGAGTGATCAATGTGTTCATTTGCTACAAAGCCTGATAAGTTATCGTGAACAATCTCTCCATCATTGGTTGCAATGTCATTTGCGTTAGCAGTAATACCTGTTCCACCAACCACATTTATTGTTCTGGTTGCAGCAATCGTACCGCCGCCGGTTAAACCTGCGCCAGCAGTAACTGAAACACCAGAGTGATCAATGTGTTCATTTGCTACAAAGCCTGATAGATTGTCATGTACAAGTGAACTATTATAATATGCAATTAGTTCTGCAGAGTCAACAGCAAGGTCTCTTGTGGAAGCGATTGTTCCTCCACCTTTTAGGCCTATACCAGCCGTGATGCTTACTCCACTATGATCAATATGTTCGTTGGCTACGAATCCGGATAAATTATCATGAACAATTGCACCGTCGTTTGTCGCAATGTCGTTTGCGTTAACAGTAATACCAGTACCTGCACCAACGGCAAGATCTCTGGTTGAAGCAAGTGTGCCTCCACCTGTTAGCCCTGCACCGGCAGTTATCGAAATTCCTTTAGATGCAGCAATACTTAGTACAGTAGCAGAATCAAGACCGTCACCGATCCCTATCCAACCATTATCTGTGTATCCCTCAAATTCTTCTAAGGTAGAGTTATAACGAAACATCCCAGTTGCAGGTGAACCATCACGCTGCGCAGTTGTTCCTTTCGGAACAGTAGCGGACCCAGTTGAAGAAGTTATCTCCAACTTTCCAGTATTTAAATTATTGAAATTGGCATCAACTTCATCGTTTGTAAGTGGTGTGCCTTTGCCGCTGCGCGTTGTGATGGTCGCCATAACAGGATACTACCTTTCTAAATTATTGAGATTAGCTAATGGTAATTGTCCAAGTGATAGTAACAGAGTCGTCTGCGCCTTTGTTAACTGCAGAAAACACTGTACGACAAAGCATTGTACCAGATGAAGAAGCGTTAAGAACCGCTGCCTCAGTAAGTGCGCCAGTACCAGTACCAGCAGCAAATGTAGCTGTATAAACGATTGTGTTTGTTGATGGGGCACCTTCACCGCCAGTCAATGCAACACGTGCTGATTCAGTTACAAGAGCAGTCTGACCAGCAGCTGCAGAAGTTGTACCTGTACCAACAGCCATGTGAGACATATCTGTAGGTTCTGATGTATCTGTCATACGAGCAGCAATATAGTTAAGGCCGGCCGTTACAACGAGGTTTTTTTCTATTTTTTCGGACTTGATGTTTCCATCTTTGTCACGCAAAACAATTTTCAATTGTCCTGTAGGTTTTAGTGAATCGGTAAGCATTGGGTTCTCCTGTTAGCTCAATTAAAAGGTATAGTATCAATATACGTGACTATTTATATACTTTTCAAACTGTAAATATCTATGTGAATGATTTTATTTCTGTTGCGTTATATGGTCCTGTACTTGAGGCCACAACATAATCTGAATCAAAATAATTGAGTCTGAATATTTGGCCTGAATCTGCTTGGTTTGCTGTATCAGCAACCCCTGGT